TTAATCCAACATCAATACCAACTGCCGAGTTAGTTTTAGGTAACTCTTGTACTTCTGTTTCAACAAGAATTGAAATAAAATATTTGCCTGTTGGATTGCGTCTAATTGTGGCATTTAAAATCCGACCTTCTACTTCTCTTGATTTTGCAAAACGAACAAATCCAAGTTTAGGAAGTTTTATCTTATTACCAATAATAGCAATGTTTCCATTCGTGTGTTTTGTTGCATAAGATTGAACCTTATTCTTTTTGGACTTGAAGCGAGGTGCATCGTTTTGCTTCTTAAAGAAGCGAGAATAAGCATCAGCAAGGTTTTTGAGTGAAGATTGAATCGCAATGCTGTCCACCTCTTTTAACCAAACTAATTCTTTCTTTAATTGGGTTAATTGAGAAGAACACGAATTGTAAGTCAAGCCTTTTCCTGTCGCCTTATAAGTATCGTTCCATTTTGCGAGGAAATGATTGAATACAAAACGAGAACAACCGATTGTTTTAGCAATCAGTATTTCTTGTTCCTTGCTTGGATAGATACGAAATTTATATGCTTTATTGATCAACATGACTTTCACCTCCTTATGTGTTATGATATACATATTATATCATAGTTGATGTTTATTGTATATCATTTTGGAGGTGAAAACATGGAAAAACAATCAGTTGTATTACGATTTCCTAAAATTCTTTTAGATAGAGTGGACGCATACAAAAAGAAAAAGGGTTTTGGAACTCGTACACAAACTATTTTTCATCTATTACAGATAGCGCTCGAACAGTCGGACAATCGAGATAGTAAGTAAGCTATCCCTTGTCCGAAGGCGATTCATCTCCCACCTACTCACTGGGCTACGCCCTTCACGTTCCTTGAGGTGGGAGTATTCTCGCCTATTTTTAGATAAAGAAAAGCCCAATTACCGGGCTTTAAGGACATTGTTCTTCTTAAAGTTCTTCTAAAATACAACTAAAGTTTAACTAAATTCCGGCAAGGGCAAGCCGGTTAGTTAATCTTCTTTTTGCACCAAATCCATGCACTCGTTTACATGGTTTGAGGTTTCGTGTAATACATTTGTAACCATGCGCTTGATAGCGGTTTCCTGCTTATCAGGTAAGCCAATACCTTCAATGACATTAAGTAATTGCCCCTTAACATCATTAAGCAGGATATTTGCCATCAAAGCACACACATAGCCAGTTTGGAGCTTGTCAAACATGAGCGCCTCTTTAGGTATTTCATCAACGCCCACAAAGTTTGGGCATTCAGCTTCTTCCGAGGATATTCTTTTACCAAAAACCATTACTTCACCATTCCCTTCTTTTTGAAAACATTTCTTTTCCTTGCTTTGCCCTTGCCAAACAAAAAGCCACCGACGTTATGCCGATGGCCTTTAATTTAGCTTGCAAGCGGGCAGGGAAAGGTAAGGAGAGAGAAACCCTTCCCTGTGGACTAGCGGCCCGCGTTATATCGTTGGTTGTCCTTGCATTACCTGTTGTAACAAGGCCATGGCTTGCTCAGGGTCCGTCTGCAGCATCTGTATCAACTGGGCCTGTATCTCAGGCGGTAACTGTGCTATAATCTGCTCGATCTGCGCCGGGTCAATCCCTCCGGTCGGTTGTGGATGTCCCTGCGCTATTTGCATTAAAAAAGCAACCCCTTGGTCGGGTGGCATACTCAATAACTGCTGTTGTATGTCCGGGGGCAACTGTTGTATTAACTGCGCTATGTCGGGCGGTAGCTCCCCTTGCATTGGCTCCTGTGGTGGCGCAGGTAAGGCGTTCTGCATTTCCGGCATGGGTGGTATACCTCCAGCCATTTCCGGCGGCATGGCTCCCGGCTGTAGCGGCGGTTGCTGTTGTGCCTGTTGCTCTATCGTCTCCTGCATGTCGTCTATAATATCGTCCAGGTAGGGTACGCCTATCTTTTTAAGTATCTTCAATACCCGCAAGTTAGCCGGGCTTGCCTCGAATCTACCCATGCCTGCTAAGTCAAGTATCGCCTGCATAATCTGGCCTCTTTGCTGCATAAATCCACCGTCTGCGCCTATTTCAACATCATAATCTGGGTAGAAGATATTGCCGGACTTGTCTTTAAGCATGGTAAGACGGTTGAATGTGCCGTATTCAGCCTTATCCCTATCACCGGACAGCCTAAAGGGCCTGTCACCATCAGCAAAAGCCAGGGCAAAGTCAGCCACAACCTTGTAAAGCTGTTTGTAACTTGCGGCCTTATATGCGCTGGAATTACCTATTTTCTTGTTCGCCTGTTCTACATATACCTTTGCCTGTTCCCCACTGGTTACGGACGGCATTTCCACGCCCATAGCGGCATTTGTAGCCCCGGTAAGTAGCTGTAACCATTCTTTCAGCTTTTCTATCCAGAGAATGTCGTCAGTTGCTCCTAAATCTACCGTCCCGTGATAGGTGCCAGTGATAGCCACAACCTCGGTGGTAGGGTCTAAAATCTTCCGGGCGTCGTTGTCATTGTCCACCAGGATTTTCTTGTTTCCTCTTAACCTTCTTTCCTCGGCCTGATAGACAGCTTTTTTTATCGCCTCGTTAAGGTCGTTAATATCCTCCATAAGCGATATACCCCAAAAACACTTGTCCCTGGGGATATAAGGCTCGTAACCTATATCCCAGCGGGTAGGAATGTAAAACTCAACTTCGGTATCTGTTTCCAGGGTGATAAGTTCGCTGGTGCCGTCAGCCTTTGTCCGGCGTACCTTGGTTCCTGCCTCCAATACCTCGGTCTGGGTAGGATTGCCGTTCTCATCCCTGCGCCAGTAAAATTTGGGTACGTCCTTGATGCCTAAATCGCCGCTCCACCAGAGCTTACACAAGTCCCCGTCTTCGTCCCGGTAGGTAGTTTCGATTATGGTGTACTTCTTAAGCCCGGTGTTTTTGGCCTCGCTGCCGGAATAATTGTCATTAGACGGAAAAGCGGTGTTTTCGCTGTCCAGGTTGTCCAGGTCGTCATAATAGGTTGCTTTGTCCTCCAGGTCCTGCAAGTCGAGCCAGGGCCATTTACGCACGATTTCCCGGCCAGTATAGTTTATTAGGTGGTGGTAATGCTCTAAGTCCTGTAAACTGGTTGCACCCTTGTTGGGAATAATATCCTTTGGGTGAGGGTTGGATATTTCTATCTCCCCGACATTACCTGCCCGCTTTTTATTGTTGTTCCAATGTACTTTGCGGAAAGTACCGCCGAATTTCTTTACCCGGCGTTCATCCTGCAGGTTTATTTCTTCCAGGGGAGGTTCAGCGGCCCTTACAACGTAATCCACATAGCTTTTAAGGCACTCGACAGCTTCTTCGTCGTCCTCTGCTACTGCCCTAAAGTCTGGTTGAGGTACATTCGTGTCTATTAACCGTTCCACGATCATCCGGGGGAAGTTGACATTAGTCCTCATTTCCCGGTCAGCGTTGCGTCCGGTAAGGGTTAGGTTGTCGAAAACCTTATCCCCGTTGTAAATGCCTTCCCACCTGACAAAGTTTTCGTCCCACTCGGCTTTTGCCCGCCTGTCTATCTCGAATTGCTCTTTCCACTCTTGCACCAGGGCTTCCAGTTCTGTTTTTTCTTTCGTTGTTTGCCGTTTTTCAGCCACTTTGTCCACCACCTTTGTAATAAAACCAGGGAGTTTCATGTTATCACCTCGTTTCTGGCATTAAAAAAGACCGCCGGAGCGGTCTGGGATTACTTAATCTTCTATCTTTGGCGGGTCTGTCGTAAGTTGCTGATAGATTTTAGTCGTAAGCCTTTCATAACTTACCGGAGTTACCGAACCCTTCCAATACTTATCTTTCCGGGTAATCCTGTCGGTTAAAACGGATATAATCGCCAGACATTCGTTTTCAGTTAACTTTAATTTAATGCTGTTCATGGGTTTGTCCTCCTTAATTTCAATGTTAAATTCCCACCAAATAAGCCCCGGTAGCGGTTGTACCAGGGCTGGATATATTCTGAGGCTTCCGGTTCCACGTTCGGCCCGGATTTCCTCAACTGCTTCTTCGATTGTCGCCGCGTATATGCGGCCCGGTTGAATTAGCACGGGGAACCTCTAGCGTCCATAAATGTCTGTGTCATGGGGAAGGAATGGTAAAACCCCGCTTGTCGGTTGTCGACTACCTATTCCGGGCATATTAACTTGTGTTATCCTCTATATTCCGGGTTTTCCTCCTTCCTATCCTTCCTCCCGCCATTTCTCATACTGCTTGGCAAACTCCATATTTGCCAGTATGGCCTGCTTCTCGCTTTCCGGGGTGCCAGGCGGGAAAACAGGGCCGGTCTTTTTAGATATAGGCGGCCTGCTTAAAACTCCATACCTAACCGATTCCGGCCCGTGGGTAACTTCGTGCGGGCTATCTGCCGCGTCCTCCGGGTTGTGCTCATCGTGTTGTAACAGCGGCAAGCACCGGATTAAATTAGTGCAATTCTCAAAAATCTGCAACCTGGCTGTGGTAATCTCCTGCTCATCCTGGTATGGCGTCAAATACTCCCGCAGCACCCTCCAGCCTTGCACCCGGTTGTTGTTTGCCCTTCTGAGTCCGGTTAATCCAGCTTTAATCATAATCTCCATGCCGGATTCCCCGGTTTCCTGCCGCCGGTTCCATAAGTCCGGGCTGGCTACCGTATAGGTAATTTCTTCACCCTCCGGGGTAAGTTCTGCTATTCTTTGTGCTGCTTGGCTGAGTGTCAGCCCCGGCTGGTGTAACTCCCGGTAAATGTAGCACTTCCCCTGTAAGTCTACCGCCCACCAATAGCAGGCGGTCATATCCAGACCATAATCCAAACTTCTAAACCGTTTCCAGTAGTCGGGCAGATCAAATGGCTTGCAAGTGTGTATCTCGCGCCGAAATTCGGGGAAGTATTGGCCTGCAAATATATCCCAGTCGCCGTCCAGCATAGCCCGCCGCATATCACCAGGCAGGGCTTCCAGGGTGCGTACATATTCTGGGTTAGTCTCCATTAGCACGGTGTTATCATAGACTTTAGCCGGGATAAAGATATAATCCTCCGGGTTCTCTGTCTCCAAGTAATCTCTATCAATAAATAGCCGCTTAAACCAATTATGGCCCACATTGCCGGGGTTGCTGGTATAATACATTCTTGGTTTAAAGTCTGTCCTGGTGGAACGGTTGCAAGTGGTTAAAAACCGCATTTGTGTTTCGGTGAAGTGGGTGGCCTCCTCCAGTCCAACCACGTCGTATTCTTGCCCCTGATAGCGGTAAACGTCCCTCTCTGCGTCGCAGTAACCCAGCACCAACCGGCTACCATTGGGAAAAGTAAATGCTTTTTCCGTATCGTTGTACTTTGCGTATCCGGCTAATTCAGCCAGTAAAGGCTGGACGTGGTTCTCCCTCAATTCTGGCAACGTCCGGCGAAGAAGCAATAAGCGTAGTCCGGGGTATCTCATAGCCAGCATTACAAATTTCCTCCGCATGGCCCAGCTCTTGCCGCCGCCTCTGGCTCCACCATAGCCAATATGCCTATTTTCAGACATAAAAAAATCCCTCTGGCGGGGATTAGGGACTTCTGTTTTAAGTTTTTCAAATATTAGCGACTCCATTCTTCAAGTTCACCCTCAAATTTTACGGTTATCGGCCCTCCGTCCTTGCCGGTTAACTCGGTTCTGTCCACAAACATACCCAGGTGCTTAGCTATACTATCCAGCGCACCCTTCTTATCGTGTAACTTAAAACTGATACTACCATCCTTGGCCTGCTTAATCTCGCTGATGGCTGCTAGTTTGTCTTTTGGTATGTTTGCTGTGTCTTTCATCAGCACAAACTGGCTTATATCGCTGATAGGCTCCCCTGTCTCTTTGTCGTGCCCTACCAATACGCGCTCAGTCACAACTTGCAGGTAGTCCGTTACATCGGAAAAGCCCAGTTTGGCATACTCCTCCAGCACTTTATCAGCGGTTATTTCGGTACGCCTGGCCCGTTTATTCATTTCTTTTTGGATGGCCGCCTGGATATCGTCCCGGGTAAGTAGACGCTGGCCCTGTTGCATAGCCGTTTTGGGGCTGTACCCAGCA